ATAACTGCCATCTTTGTCTCCCAAGGTTGTAAATGAAATATGGAAATGCGACCGGTGAGGGTTAGCGCCTTTGTATTTACGCCGCTTCCAACCCAGTATCGGACTCATAATCTTTCCATCGTAAATTATGTATTTAATTCGCTTATCGCCCTTCTTGGCTAGCTTGCGAATCTTCTCAACTACTGCGTAAGCCTCTTCTTTGTGCGCTGATAAATCAGCATCAATATCTAAAGCTCTGACGATTCCTCGAGCGTCTGGTATATGGTCAGAATTGCCTTTAGCAAAATGCCTAGCGTCAGCAATCCAGCCATCAGACTTCCTATCGCGATCAGGATAATCGTCATCGATTTGCTCCCGAAGCTGAACACCTGCTGCACATAGTTTCGCCATTATCTATAAAGATTGTTCTACGAAAGCAGAAGTTTTGCTTCCTCGGCAGTGATGCCGAGGCGATTTAATAACGCCTGTTTATCGGCTGCTGCTTCCGTTTTGGCTTGTGCTTCTGCCTCAATGGTTGCTTTATCTATTTCCCGTTGAGCCAATTCCTCTGCGTTCATTTCGCGCTCAATCACTTCATTAGTTTCGGCGTTGTGTATTTTAATTGTTGGCATTTTATGATACTCCATATAGTATGTAAGAACCGCCCATTGTTCCAGAGGCAACTAACAAATCAATGTCAGTTATTGCAGAAGTGCTTTGAAAAAATTGTATGTATTGTAAAAAATCAAAATTGCTAGTCGTTGTCATATTTGTTGAATATGAATAAAGACTCGCCATTTTGTGTGTTGTTGTATTTGCATAATCATAGATATTCACAATGATTATTGATTCAGTAACGGCGTTATCGGCATCTTCGCTTAGTTGCCAACTTGACGCCCCAAATGTGTTGTTTTTATAGCCAAAAGATGCTTGGTTGGAATAATTATTGCTAGTATCATTATTTAATCTTAAACGTAAACTTGCGCCGTCAGTAGATGGTAAAAAATCTCTGACCACTAATTGCAGGTTTTTGTATGAACCACTTATAGTAGTTATATCAACTTGGCCGCCAGATAAAGAACCGCTTGCTATTGAAGTCATACCACCACCAGCGGCAGGCGCAGCCCACTTAACCCCAAGGCTTTGTGTCGAGTCGGCCGTTAAAATATCTCCATTAGTGCCGACTGGAATTCGAGCGTCAGCGGTATCAAATCCAAATAAATCGCCCTTAGTTGTTAGCGGTGTTTGATCTGCAGTAGTTGCCCACTCTGGAGCAGTAGCACCAGAATTTACTCGCAATACTTGTCCAGCAGTTCCAAGAGCTAATCTAGTATTTACATTGGCAGTTGCTGATCTATAAGAAATATCGCCCGTAGTTGTTTCTGGGTTAAGATTCTTAACTGTTGTATCGGCAGATGAGCCAAGGGTTCTGATAGCAGCTGCGCCATCCTTGACTAAATCCGTATCGTCTGGGGTATCCCAGCCATAATTAGTTGTAGTTGCCATTGGTCTCCTAGGCTACGATTGTAGCGTTCTCCCAGTATAAAGCTGGGTTTATTGTATTCCAAGTCTCAATCGCTGGGACTGAGTTCCATCTAAACGCTTGCAAGCTAAACGCTATCGGCGAAACATTTAAAGTTAAGTTTAATTGATTTAGACTGGCAGTCCAAGTCCAACCTTCTACAAAGCCTTGAAATTCACCATTTACCATATTGGCTGGCAAGTTGATGATATTAAGCGGTTGGCCCATAAATACGCCAAGAAGGTTATCTCGGTCGGAATTGTCGATTTCAGCGCTGGCTATCGGAAAGGTTATCTGCCTTAAGGCAAATTGAGGATAGGCGCGAATAAGTAGGTAGAAGGCTGCTTGATCGGCTGCGTCGTGGGAATGACGCAAAGAGGTGCTAATTGTTGAAGCTAGCAACCCATACTCAGATATTGATGCCAAATCCTCATCATCTACTTCTGCGTTACCCGTCCCATAGCCGATTGTTATAGAATTTCTGACATCGCCAGCTCGCTTTACTATTGACAAACCAGGGCCTATAGAGTGATTGCCATCTAAATCAACATAGCCATATGTTGCTAGATATTGCGATCTATGTGTCGAATCTGCATAACCGATGCGGCCTTGAGCATCTTCGTATAAATAACCTAGACCGCTTGTCGCATATCCTGCGGCTAAATTATAAACTGTGTCATTTAGATTACTTTGCGAGTGCAATTCATAATCCCCTGGAGTATCTATCTCACCTAATCCGCTATTTTCGGCATCTTCCCATTGAGTAGTTGCGTCATATCCGTTCCAAGTTTCGGCAGCTGGGACTTCATTCCACTGGTCAAATAAAACTGTGCTAAGGAGTGCCTCAATGCGGTCTCCATCAAATTGATGAGAAAAGTTGCCCGTATAAACTGCCCTAGATAATCGAGCTAAAGCTCCTACTGCAGTTATCTTAATTTGTTGGCTCGTAGCCGTCGATCCAGAGGTTTGAACTGTTATGCCTAAATCTGTTATAAAACCGCCAAATAAATTAACATATGCAGCAGTTGAATCTTGAACTTCGATAGTAACGGAATCATTAACTTCATAAGGAATTGACGCTTCAGCAGTTTCAATCAAAGTTAAACTGCAATAACCAGCTAGAGGTTGAGTATAAATATCAGTGCGACCAGAAGTAATAGTTAAGCCACTAAGCGTCGCGCTAGTTACTGTTGATCCATTGACCTTGACGCGATAGACGGGATTCCAAGCTGTCATATTGTTAAGGTATCTAGCGAGCCAGTTCTACGCTGACTTTCATTTAGAGCTTCAATGACTGATCTAGTAAAGCCTTCTGAATCAATAGCAGAAGGAGCATTGACATTGATTATGATGCCACCAGCCGTTGAAGTGGTATCAGTTGTAGTAATACCTGCTTTTCTATCTTCAATCCGTTTCCTTATTGCCGCAGTCTCTTCTTTTAATTCTTCAGTCCTAGCCACCGCATCAAGATATTTCTGGGTAGGAATAAATGGAATTGAAGGGGCAAATGGATTACTAAAGTTTAATCCGCTTGTATCTTCCTCATCTTGAAAACTTGTGGTCAAAAAGCCAGTATTATTAAAAGGATTTAATTTACCTAGAAATTGGCTCAATGGGTTATTTTTAATAAAATCTACAAATTTCTTATAAGCGGCGTATAAGTTTTGAAAGAAATTAACCGCTTTTCCTACGATATTTACCAAAGTAGTAAATGTAGTAACTATTCCATTGACCGCTCCTTTAAGAGCACCGGTCAAAATAGGGACAATGTATTTATTTAGAAAATTCCAAATAGCAGTGAATTCATCTTTGTTGTCTTTGAGCGCTTTATTCAATGGTTCAAATTTTTTGCGTATGCTTTCAACTGCAGGACCTGCATCATTTAAAAAGAAATTAACTATTTTTTCTATTATAGGCAATAATCTTTCGCCTACTGTATCTCTAACATCTTCAAAAGCCAGTCTTAATCGATCCATTCGACCTTGCAAAGTATTAGCTGCTACATCTGCTTGGCCTTTAAAAGTTTCGCTTAAGCTTTTAGTAATATCCTCAAATGACATCGCGCTGAGCTCGGCTGAACTTAAACCTATACCAAGTCGGCCCAACGAAGCCGTATTTCCTTCATAAGCTTTAGCTAATGCTTGACTTACAGCTTCTAATCCTTTTCCAGAACCAGCAGCAACATCCAAGGCAATTTTCTGTAAGTCTGTCGCCTTTTTCACATCGCCAGTTGCAATTGCGAGTCTATTAAGTGATGGTCTTAATTCATCTTCAGTTACGCCAGTTGCTAGTTCTGTGGCGCGAGTGTAAGCCAGAACGCTATCTATTTGATTATCGGTTGCCCCAGTTACATTTTTTAAAGTAGCAGCTAATTTTGCGTTAGCCTTTTCATCCTCAATCGCAGCTTTAACGCCATCAACTAATAACTTGCCAGCGTAGGCAGCCGCTGCCGCTGCTGCGACTGCAAAGGCTGCTGCTGCCTTTTTTCCAAATTCTCCTAGCTTGTCGCCAAAGCCTTTGACTTCTTGCTCTCCTTGGCTCAGCTTTTTTTTCAAATCATCAACATCAGCAAGGATAGATAACTTAAGCGTTCTATTACCAGCCATTTGTTATCCCCATTTCTTTAAGATTGTAGCAAAAGCTTCTTCCCACTTCCGCACTAATTCAGGCTGAATCTTGCGAAGTGTCGGGTAGATGAAGTAGCCAGAATTGCCGCGTCCGCGATTGGGAGTTCTTCGGGGGAACTGGCGATAGCGGTTACTTCCAAATTCAAGACCTGCCCAGAGTTTCTGCGTTGTTGCGCCACCAGAAAACCTCTGAGATGCAAAGCCATATGAGAATTCACCGATTTTTGATGACTTGCTAATTCTGACGCCTTCGGCGACTCTCCGAACACCAGCACCCGAGACCTGTCGTCCCAGCGCGCTGACTTTGATTTGATTGGCGGCGTAGGTTGCGAGGGCATTACTTTCAGTTCTGGCTTCTGCAACTGCTTGGTCATCCATTGCTTTAAAAGCTTTGAGAATACCTGATAGCTCAGCGCGATCATAAGTAATCGGATCACTTGCCACCATTTCTCTCCTTCAATATCTCCAAAGCGGTAAGGACATCTTCCGCATCATCCCAATATTGTTTAGGAATCCGCGTCTCGATTGCCAGAAGCGTTAGAAGGTAATTTATGCTTCCAGCGGTATGGCTTTTGGGTCTTGGTTGCTCACATCAATGTCGGCAACTGTTTCCATCCATACATCGAAAGCCTTAACTGGCTTACCAGCCGATTCGCGTTTCATTGCGTTATAAGCCAAAAACATAATGTCCCAGACTCCGCCTAATTCGCCAATCGTCTTGCCAGTTGCCTTCTCCCATTTGGCATACTCAGGCGGTTGGGCAATATAAGTTGCTTGCTCGCCTGAGTTATATGTAATTGTGATTTGCGACTTCATAGCTCCCGATGCTCCGATCTCTTAGCTGAAGGTCTCTGTTGGTGTTCCAATGACTGTCATCGTCCAAGTATCAGTTAGCGCCC